TTGATCTCGCGGGGGCTGAGCTTGCTGGGTGTGCCGCAAACGGGGCACACGGGCTGCGGCTTGAAGGCAGCGAAGCAGCTCTCGCAGGTGCGCACCGCTGGCGCCGGCGGCCCACCCTTGCCGGTGCGGCGCCGGCTGTTGTCCAGGCTCCATTCGCGGTGATCATCTGGGAAGCCATGGCGGTGGACGTTGCCGACGTGATCCAGCACGATCGCGGCATCCTTCCCTGGTGCTGGGCGGAGAACGCGACCGACCTGCTGGAGGTAGAGGCCTTCGGATTGGGTGGGGCGCAGCAGGATGGCCGCGCCGACCGATGGCACGTCGGTGCCTTCGCTGATCACGTCCACCGACACCAGAACGCGCAAAGCCCCTGAGCCAAGATCATCAATTAGCTGTTCGCGTTCATCAATTGGCGTCGTACCGAGCACCACCTGCGCTGTAATTCCGCTGTCACGAAACTGTCGCGCTACGTGCTCGGCGTGCTGCGTGGTGCAGCAGAAAGCGATGGCTGAACAGCCACGGCCAAGCCGTTGATAGTGCTCAATTGCGTCGCCAGTGATTGATGGCTTGTCTAGCTGCTGCGCGGCATCTTCCGGGGCGTAATCGCCTGATCTGATTCGCAGATTGTCTAATTGCACAGCTGAAGCCGGTGCATAGATCTTCGCCGGTGTGAGGAAATTTTCCGCGGTCAGCTGCTGCACCGAGGGGCCTTGCACCAGGCGATCGAACACCTCACCAAGGCCGCGGCCGTCACGCCGCACCGGAGTGGCTGTCACGCCCAAGCGGTAGGCCTCGGGCCAGTGGCTCAGCACGCTCCCCCACGTGCCGGCTACAGAGTGGTGGGCCTCATCGATGACGATGAGATCGGGCTGCCAGGCTTGGCGCTCGAGACGGCGGGCCAGCGTTTGGACCGACGCGACTTGAACGGGGTGATCTGAAGGCTCGAAGCCGGCGGCAATGATGCCGTGGGTGACGCCGGCATGGGTCAGCTTTGCGCTGGCCTGGCGGATCAGTTCACGCCGGTGGACCAGGATCAGCACGCGACGACCACGCTCGACGGCGCTAGCAGTGATGGCGCTGAAGATGACCGTCTTGCCGCAGCCGGTGGCTGCAACCAGCAATGGCGCGCGAGCGCCTGAGCGGTAAGCAAGGCGCAGATCGTGTATTGCGCGGGACTGATAGTCGCGAAGCGTGAGACTCATGGGACTTGACCTGAGCTGCCGGGAAGCAATACCAAGGTGAGCGGCCCGATGCTAGCCGGCAGGGCAGGAAATACTTAGAACTACTGGGGGATGGAATGAACGACCGGGGATCTGTGGTAAGTTCTGGGAGCACTGATGAGCAACGCATGGACACAGAGGAGTGCGCCAGCTGCCGCTTCTGGCTCGACAACCCCGAGGCGGAAGTCGATGGGTTCTGCCAGCGGCACGCGCCGCAGCCGCTGATCCTGAGCGTCCCCTACAAAGAAGGCCCCGGCCGCGAACCTTGGGTGCTTTGGCCCCAGACCCCACCGTCCGAGTGGTGCGGCGAATGGCAGGGGAGGCAGTGATGGACATCGGCGACTACCACCGCCACACGGCGGTATCGAAAAGTCACCTCGATCTGGTGGCGCGCAGTCCGCTGCACTACTGGGCGCGGTACGTGGACCCGAAGCGCGTGGAGCCCGAGCCGACCGCAGCCATGCTGCTGGGCACCGCGGTGCATACCCACATCCTCGAGCTGCCCGAGTGGGACGCGCGCTACATCGCGGCACCGGAGGGCATCGATCGCCGCTACAAGGCAGGCAAGGATGCGTGGGCCGCATTCGAGGCCGAGAGCGTGGGCCGTACGGTGATTAGCCGTACCGACGCCGAGCTGGTGATGGCGATGGGCCGCGCGGTGCATGGCCACCCGGCTGCGGCCTACCTGCTGGGGCTGCCAGGCAAAGCTGAGACCACGCACATGTGGACCGACGAGGCCACGGGGCTCGAGTGCAAGTGCCGGCCCGACTGGCTGCTCGATGACAGCAGCCTGATCGTGGATCTGAAGACCACCGAGGATGCGAGCCCGGCTGGCTTCAGCAAGTCGATCGCGAACTTCCGCTATCACGTGCAGGCCAGCTGGTATCTCGACGGCCTCGAGCGCGCGACAGGCCGCCGGCCGGAGCAGTTCATCTTCATCTGCGTGGAGAAGAAGGCGCCCCATGCAGTGGCCGTCTACGCCGCCGACGCGGAGATGGTGGCGGCCGGGCAGGTGACCGCTGCGCGCGACATGCTGCTGTTGGCCGAGTGCCGCGATGCCGACTACTGGCCGGCCTACAGCGACCAGATCGAGACGATCAGCCTGCCGGCGTGGATGCGCCCACGGGCCGATGGCAGCGTGCCGGTGGCACCGGCCGAGCAGATCGAGACGTTCTGATGGACCAGCTCGTGAACCTGGCCCTGATCGCGATCACCACGTGGTGCGGCGCGATCTTCCTCTCACACCTGACCGACGCATCGCTGGCGACAGCGGCGGCCGGTTCCTTCTTCATCCTGATGGCCCTCAAGTCATGACCGAATCCACAGCACTCACAACGACGAGCGGCTCAGCCTTCTCGGGGATCCAAGCCTTCGAGGATGCCCAGCGGATGGCCAAGTCGCTCGCGAGCTCCACGCTGGTGCCGCCTCAGTTCCAAGGGCAGAACGGCTTCGCGAATTGCCTGGTGGCGCTGGAGATCGCCAGCCGGATGCGGATGAGCCCGTTCCAGGTGATGCAGAACCTGCACATCATCCACGGCCGCCCCAGCTGGAGCAGCCAGTTCATCATCGGCCTGATCAACGGCTGCGGCCGCTTCAGCCCGCTGCGCTACGAGATCAGCGGCACCGGCGACAGCCTGGCCTGCTACTGCGTGGCCACCGAGCTGGCCAGCGGCGCCGACCTGAAAGGGCCGGTGGTGAGCATGGCGATGGCAAAGAAGGAAGGGTGGGCCACCAAGAGCGGTAGCAAGTGGCAGACCATGCCCGACTTGATGATCCGCTACCGGGCCGCGGCATTCTGGGGCCGGCTATACATCCCCGAGCTGCTGGTGGGCATCCAGACCGAGGAGGAGGTGGTGGACGTGCAGCCGGTAACGGTGCGCGCGGCCGAGCCTGAACTGCCGAAGGCAACGCTGGAAGACCTGAACGCCAAGATCAAGCAACCGAAGCCGACCGTGGCCGCTGAGCCCGTGGGAGAGGATCCGAACGATGACATCTTCTGAGTATCTGACCCCGCGCGAGCTGGCTGCTCGATGGCGGAATATCGTCTCGCTCAGCACGCTCGACAACTGGCGCAGCAGCCAGAACCGAGGGCCGCGCTTCGTGAAGATCGGCGGCCGCGTCCTCTACCCCGTGGATGAGGTCGTGGCCTACGAACAGCGCAACCTGCGCGGCCTGCCTAACAATCCCTCGCAACCCAACCGATGAGCTTCAACGGAACCGTTACCGGCAACCTGGCCCGAGATCCCGAGCTGAAGGCGTTCGACAACGGCACGATGGTTTGCAACCTTGTGCTCGGCGTCAAGCGTCCCAAGCGTCGCGGAGAGGATCAACCCCCGTTCTGGGTGAAAGCCCAGATCTGGGGCAAGCAGGCCGAGATGGCCGCCGATTGGCTGCACAAGGGCGACTTGGTGCTGGTCAGCGGCGAGATCTCTGAGGAGCGCTTTCAGAAGCGCGACGGCTCACAGGGCTACGCCGTCGTGGTTGAGAACGCGCGCTTTGAGATCCTCCAGCCCAAGGCCGCGCCTGCTCCTGCCGCAGTGACCCAAGCCGCTCAGAACCTTGCCCAAGCCACCGGCGGGGTCGTGAGCGCAGTGGTTCACGACGACGACATGCCGTTCTGATCACATCAGCTCGAGCTCCAGCCGCGCGATCTCATTGACCGCGGCCTGGAGCATCTCCTGCTGGTGGTAGCACTGGCGGAGGAGCTGAGCCGCGACGCTGCCGGCCTGGGGATGCTTCTCCAGCCGGCGGCAGTCGGCCTCGATCTGAAACTGTTTCTCTGGCGGGATCTCAACCGCCAGCCACTGACCGAAATCCATTTCTCTGGGGCGGAACTGCCCCATGGTGCCCATGATCTGCCCGAAGTGCAGCTGCCCCCGCCACCGGGCGGCGGTGACGAATAGCAAGCCCGCCGACCAGACGGTGCGCCGGCGGGTGTGCCTGGACTGCGGCCACGCATGGTTCACAGCCGAGGCGGAGGTGAGCCGGTATGCGGTGGGGTGGTGCTCGGGGCACGCGAGCAAGCCGGTGCTGCGGGTGCCGGTGACGCTGACGCTGAGCCACGTGGAGGTGGGGCAGGTGGGACCGAAGCCGCGCCAATGTGAAGAACTGTCACAGCCGGGATGATGCGCTGCCGGCGGTGGGCCATGATTAGCGCACGGCCGATGAGGCCACCGCTTCTCCACCCATGCTCACCACCACTCTCTTGGTGATCTGGAAGCTGCTGATCCCAATGCTGCTTCTGGTCGCCGTGATCGACTGGCTGACCGCTTCAGATGATCGCCGCGTGCGCGTCCTGCGCCGCACCGGCCTCAGCCAGCACCAGATCGCCAACCGCCTCAACCTGTCCCGCTATCGCGTCCGTAAGGCGCTCGCATGATGATCTCCAACCCCATCATCAACCGCATTGCCATCGTGGTGCTGCTGTTCTGCCTCTACGCCGCCGGCTACGACTCCGCCAAACAGGAGGCCGCCAAGGCGCACCACAACTGCGCCGCTGAGCATCAGCCGCTGAAGCCATGACCCACCCCATTACCCCACCGGCGAAGCTGGTGCAGCAGTGGTCAGCTGCTAGCCCTATTCAAAGCAACGACGAAAACTGGGCATACGAGTTATTCATCGCCCACCGCGCCGCCCAATGGGGCGCCGACCAGGAGCTGGAGGCGTGCTGCGCGCTGATGGATAACTGGGGGCTTGAAGAGTCTGATCTCCGCGCCGCACGCCGCCCTAAGCCGCAGAGCCTGAAGGAGCAGGCGCTGGAGGCGCTGGAGCGGATGCACGACACCTGTCTGATGACTTGGGACAACGACACCATCCGCCGCGCACTGGAGGCGCTGCCCGATGACTGAGCGCCGCTTCTACTTCCAGATCAAGTCCGCCAACGTGCTGGAGTGCGTGCTGGCCTCCAGCCTCACCGAGGCCAAGCTGATCGCCGCCGACACGTGGCTGCAGTGGTGGTCTGAGCTCGAATGGCTGGACTCCGAAACCGTTACCCACCCGATCACCCATGGCTAAGACCACCGGAGCAATGCTGCCGTGGCAGTGGCAGGACGAACCGAACCAGAGCCAGCACGGCGAAGGCATCAGCCGCCCGCGGCCCAAGGCCCGCACAAAGGAGTTCCGCCTGATCGTCTATCCCAAGGGCGCCCGGCCCATGACGTGGATCACGCAGGCCGAGACGAAGCGCGCCGCCATCCGCTACGCCGAGGCCCGCTGGCCCGGTGCTGCCGTGGAGGTGGTGGGATGACCGACATGCGCGCGAGAATCAGCCAGCTGATCACCGACAGCGGGACCTACCGCCAGGGCCAGCAGGATGAGCGCCACCGGCTGGTGAGCCTGATTGACATCCGCATCGATCAGCTGCGCACCGTGGCCGGCATCCGCAACCGCGAGCAGCTCTGCGCTGAGCTGCTCTACCTCCGCCAACACCTAGAACCATGAACCGCGTCCAACTCGACCAGCAGCGCGCCGACATGCTCGAGGCCCTCTACGAGCGCAGCGGCCGCGATGACCTGCCCTACGGCCACCCGCTCCGCTGCACCTACACCGGCCTGTGGGAGGAGTTCGCGCTGGAGATGGCGGCCAACTTCCGCGACACCGACTACCCCGAGCTGCTGGACAACGTGGTGCGCGCGATCGACGCCACCGAGTCGGTGATGACCCAGAAGCAGGCGCAGCAGGCCATCGAGGTCTGCCGCCAGCAGCTGCTCGGCCGGTGGCGGTGATGCCCAGCCCGTTCACAGAGATGAAGTGCCCGCAATGTGGTGGGCGCTTCAGGTGCGACAGCTCCGAGCGCAGCTATGACGGCCAGGTGCGCCGTCAGCGCCGCAAGTGTTACGACTGCGGCCATCGCGGCACTGAGTACGCCGTGACGCAGGAGTTCTTCAATGAACTGATCGCCGCGCGTGAGATCGTGACGAAACTGGCCAGCCACTACTGGGAGCTCACCGAATGACCGACCAGATCAACCCGGACCACTACAAGCGCGGCCCGGTGGAAGCGATCGACGTGATCGAGGCTGCCATCGCCGATGCGCCGCACATGGTGCCGGCCTACCTGCAGGGCCAGGCGCTCAAGTATCTGCTCCGGCTCTGGTGCAAGGGCAACTCGCTCGAGGATGCCAAGAAGTGCCGCTGGTACATCGACCGGCTGATCGGCAAACTGGAGGCATGATGCAGCTGCCCAGCCTGAACCTGATCGAGCGCCTGGCGCTGTGGATCCTGGTGCGCAGCCACCGCACCAGTCTGGTGGTGGTGAAGGAGCTGCACTGGCCCGAGGTGTTTGTCGCCGCGGATCAGCGCGATGAGGTCGCCTGCTACGTGACCAGCGGCCAGCAGGATGAGCCGGCTTCGCACCTGCTCGAGCGGCTCTATCACTCACCGGCCTACGGCGAGTTCGAATGATCAGCCTCCACGCCGGCCGGCTGCTGCTGTTCTGCGATCGTGCA